ACCACCATGTGCATAGTATGCTGCGCCTGTTCCGTGTACGTGAGCAAACATACCGTGATAATCGCCAGCTGAAGGCAAATCATTTACTGCATCGTAGACGTTACCAAACAATACTTTGTTTCCGCCCATATCCAAATCAGCGCCAACAACCGCGGCAATTGCATCAGAGTCAGTATAAGTTGAACCACCACCGCCTGTTTGGTTAACGAATGTAAATGTTCCGTCACCATCCGTGGAAAGTACTTGGTTTGCTGTTCCGTCGGTAATACCTAAACTCAAAAGTCCCAATGTTTGGAACGTGAAATTTGCACCGCCGTTTGTTGTTAATACTTGACCGTTTGTTCCGTCAGTAATACCCAACCCAGTTAATGATGTTGGGACAACAATTTCACCCAGTCCATCATATAACTCAGTAAAGTTGCTATTAGTTTTTTGGAACGCGGTCCTTAAAATATCACCTGTTCCGTCATTGGCGCTTGCGCCGACGCCGATAATTTGCTTGACCATCTCTATCTCCTATAGCTTTATGCTATTTATCCGTTAACTATGTCAACTGTTATTACACCATTGTCTGCCGTTAGTACCGCGGTATCAACTCGAATACTTTGATCCCCAACAATTTGACCTGGACCAACAACAGGATCACCACCTGGTATATAATCTTCAGTAATGTTAAGCCCAAAACGGTGCGTTACAACTGCACTAAATTCTTTTTGCCATGAAAACTTATCAAACATTTTTGTCCCGGCAAGGTGGACAATGTTTCTTAGCGGTTCTTCATATGTTTCCCTTGATACAACAGATTGGATCTCATATGAATATTCTTGGTAATAATCTGAATCTTGCAAACGCATTGATGCGTCAAAGTATTTTAAAGTACCTGCTTGATTTTGTTCATAACCATTTAAGTGTGAATTCTTTTCAGCCCAGAAACCTGATGTTGTACCTTGAGTTCTTGCTGATGCTGTACCTTTTGCTTGAATCACTCCGTCATCATCTGTAATAAAGACAGACTCATTGTCAACATATCCAAGGCCTGAATTATAAACATCAACCGCGGTAATTCTACCTCTTGTGAAAAATGTTTCAGTTTCTATGTCGGCGTTTTCACCGGCTTTTTCTGAATCATAATCACGGTATACTACAAGTGGCGTATAGTTGTTACCTTTATGAGTAATAACATTTGTGTTATCAAAACCATAATACGAATATGCTCTCACATTAAGATATGACTTTTGAGAATTAACACCAGTAATAATTCCGCTCACACCTGAAACTGCTTGTGTAATTGTATCACCAACTGAAAACCCTGAGCCAAATGTAGTAAAAGAAATAATCTGTTCAAACCTATCAAAGATATTTGTTGTGTAATCTCGAATGATTGCAAACGCATCATTGGTATAATCTTCACCTGGGTTAATGTTAATAAATTCGTTAATCGTTCCCATTTCAAATGCTTGAAGTCCAAACGCCTGATTAATTGGTGTTGCTAATGTTACGGGATCGGCAGTACCTGACATTGGTTGTAGTGCAGGTGGTACGGTATTATAATTTGTACTATTAATTAAAACATTCGTAAAGTCACCAATAATATCAGTAATCAGATTAACTGTTTCTATATTTGACAATGACCCAACTTGAACATCGGTTGCAGGTGTGTTATTTTCAGGTAGGATTGGTCCAGGAGATGTTGAGTTTTTAGCAGAAACTGTAAGAACACCAGAAAGATTAAAATTAATTGCTCTATCGTTTGTTCCAATTTCTCTTGATATATCAAAATTGTCACCCGGGTTCATTCTTACACCAACCGCATTTGCATTTTGACCTGTAACAGTACCGACGTTTGATGCAGTATCGGTAAGTGTTTCACCTATAACAAAATCTAAATCTGGGTTTGGTAAAACAATAACTTGATCTGAAACTAACAGGCTCGTACCTGCAATTGTATAACCCCAACCGCCGTCAGTTAAGTTATATATTATTTCACCTTTTCCGATATCAGAAACTTCAGTAACAATAACTTTACCGGCAACACCAAGATCACTTTCTACATTATATAACTGTCCTACTGAATTTCCTTCTGTCCCACCATACTGTGTATCAATTTCAATATCGGAAAGTGATCCGTTAACACGACCGAATGAAACTTCTTCACCGTTAATTTTAGCAACAATGTCATCGTATTTTTGAAACTGTCCTTTTGGATTATTGATATAAACAATAGGAAGGATTGTCCTGTTTAATAGAATAAAGTTAATTTTATCAACAACCGCTTTAGCACCTGATACGGCACCACGAATGTTTTTATTAATAACATCAGAATAAGAATATTCTAATCCTTCGGCACTTGTAAAGCTACCATTATTTGGGATCATTTGTAGATAAGTACCATTCTTCCATTGAGAGTCTGATACTTTAAACATATGCTTTGCGGGATATTCAACCTTTGCATTCTCGGCATAAAATATTCTAAAGAATAACTTAATGCCGCCTTCAGTACCTTTTGCTCGGTACAGATCAAGGATATTTTTTACAATAAACCGTACCTCGGCATTTGGCATAAGAGGCAGATCTTGTAGGAATGTCTTTTGAAAAAATACCAGCATTTCCTGAATAGTTGTTGTAATATCACGGTATTCAAACATACGACGAGAATTATGCGTCGCATTATTTGTTTCAGTTTCAAGGAACCTGTAATAATCTTCAACTAATTGAATAAGTTCCGCGCCATCTTCACGATAAATGCCGGGAAACTGTTGCTTAATTCTAAATGCTATATTTTTTTCTATTTCAGACATTAGTAACCGCTGCTCCCGCTACTTGATGAAGATGAACTCGAACTCGAGGTTGTTATTCCCGCTGCCACGGTTGTTGCGGTTGCGCTCTCATCAATAATATTAACTGTTACGTCAGTGTCACGGATTGTAAACAATCTACCTTTAGGTGCTTTAATATCATTTCGTTTTGTTTCCGCAATAATTTTAATTGCTGATCCTGTATAACCATCTGTCTTAAAGCCAATTAATTTGATTTCACCTGTTGTATAATTCACTGTACCAAGGTTTGGGATAACAACTTGCGGGTTATTAACATCAGATGTAATCATTTGAATTTTACCAGCACCGTCATCTTGCAGATAAACATTAACACTATCGTATGAAAATGTTCCACTGATAATAGATGGTTTATAATCCTTAAATCCTGTTGCCAATTTGAAAGGATATGGTTTAATGATTTCTGCTTCAAACTTAAACACTGGGTTTTCCGAAACATTCAGTGCCGGTGAATATTCAATATATGGACAAGCAGTTACTTTGTTACTCAAAATTGAAATGTCACCTGCATCAATTTCAGATGATAGCGTGGACAATCTCAACCTTTTATTAAAGTCATCAAGATTAACTATAACGTGATTTGAGATGATATTACGGATAATAGTTTCAAGTTCACCTACTGACTTACGAGTAATCTTTGCATTGTAATAAGCATTAACAGTTACATTTGAGTATAAGTAATTTGTTGCTACGAATACAGGTTCAACCGCAAGTGGTGTTTTATCTTTTAAGTAATCAACATATGTATTAGATAAGGTTGATGATAGCTGATCTTCACCTTGTCCTAGATAAATTGATATTGCAACTCTACCAAACTGTGGAGGATTTAATTCATCACCGCCATATGCTGCAACTGCTTGGATTTCAGGAAATCTTTGCTTTAACAAAATTTCATAATCCGACGCTGTAATAGCACGTTCTTGAATTTGAATTGATTTTGGAGCAAAGTAACGAATGCTTTCAATTGATTCTTGTTCAGCACCACCTGTTGCTGGTGCTACCGTCGTAACTGTTGTTGTACCAGTGTTTGTAATATTAATTGAGAACAAACTTGCACCGTTAGGTTCTGATCCTGAACAAATTCTATACTTAACACGGATATCTTGTGTTTCTGTTGGTTGCATACCAAACTTATTATTACCAAAGTAAATAGTATATCGGCCATCGTAATATGGTTCAACATAAAATACTTTATCGAGTGGTCCTACACCAAAGATATTGTTTTTACGAATATATTGGTTTGCGTCATCACTTGCTTCGGCATCAACAAACACTGAAAGTGATTCGGTATCAGCATTTTCGTTTGAAAGGATAACTCTTAGTGTTCCGTCAACATCAACAAAGTAACCTTCTCTTTCAAAGCTTGTTAGCATTTGACCTTCAAATATTTCTACATTTTCTGCAACAAAAACACCTGGTGCGGTTTTGCGAGCAACGTATGCTTTATCAGAAACGAATTCGTAATTTACACCAAGATAAGATGTTGTAAATGCCGCATTCTCTTCAATTGTAATAGTTTGACCGATTACAGTATCATCATTAATTGTTACGTTTACAATAGCACGTGCCGATGTTCTTGAACGTGGTAAATAATTCAATTCCTTGGCGTGTGAAATAACTGAGTTTCTCAATACCGCACTGTCAATAAACATTTCATTCATTGCCATATTGGTATAGAAGTTATTCTGATACGTGTTATATGAAAGCACATCCATTAAGACCGATAGGTTTGACCCATCAAAGTCATAATCTTTATATCGAGTTTGACCTTTTAAATAATTTTTGAGCTGTTGTTTTGAATTCTCAAAATCTAATTCCGTAATATTTAATTTAGCCATTTTATCTTGTCCTCTCTAGAAACACGCTTAGCGATACTGGCTGCTCGTCGTTCGTAACGTAAAATTCTATTGTGATTGCAACCTCATTTGAGTCAAGGTTTGCTGAAACGGTAACATCAATGAGTTCTGCCCGGGGTTCGTATAATTCAATAGTTGTTCTAACCTGTTCTTCCATTAGCCTAACGGTTGCAGGTGTTAGATTTTCAAAAAGCATTGCTCTTATATTGCCACCAAGGTTTGGTTGCATTAATCTTTCACCGCGGTCGGTTAGTATTAAATTCCGTATTGCTTCTTTAACTGATTCATCATCTTTGTTTAATGTAATATCTGAAGATATTGGACTTAATTCAAGATTCTTTTTAAAATCCTGATAAAGCGAAATCTTTTTTGATTTTGCGGTTATTAAATTAACTACCATTTATCTGTACCATGTTGCTGCATCTTTTCGATCCCTGTGGTCTATATGTAAGAATGTACTCCCAGGCGCTTCGTATACTCCTAATCCCCAAAAACCATTTGCTTGTGCAATCGCCATTAATTCGTTCCTTCCACTCGGGTAAGTTCCCCAATCTAAATCAAACGCAATCCCTGCCGTGTGCTTTGAATGTATCGCTACGTTCTGAATTCCCACCACATCTCTTAAAAATCTGTTATATGCCGGTGACCTATATCCGCTTACTAATTGTACTTTTGGACCATCCCATTCAATAAGTGTTCTCATTAATGCTAACCGTTCTGCTGGCCCACAGCTTGTCCAAAATGTTTGATAATGCGGCAATACATTATTTGCTCTCATTTGTGCATCACCGTAAAGTGCTCTTGCACTATAATTAGCATCAATCCAAATATAACGATTTGTATTTTCAATCAAATCTTCAAACGTTGGAAAAACATCCATTACTTCATCAGCACTAATTTGCCGATCGCCATAACTTCTTGGTCTTGGTACAGGTCTTACGGATCCATCATATATATTTGGGTTTACTGGCGGCAAAGTCGACACTTCAATTTGACCTGGCGGTACTGAAGCTTCGGGTGGTTGCCAAACCTGCCCATCACGTGTAGAGTCTGCTATAGATTGTTCTACCCTTTCTGTGTGTAACTGTTGTTGATTATTTATTCTTTCTTCAAGGACCTCAGGTGGTGTTCGAGTGCCATTAGCTGCAATTACTTGAGCGGTTGCAGCATTTCCTTGAACTGTTAATGCTTCTTCGGCTGCTTTAAGATCATCGGCAAATGTTGTAAGTGGTTCTTTAACTTTATTAACCTGATCTTCAACACCTGTTAGTAATCCACAGAAACGTGAGATAAGAAATTGAATTTCACCAATGCCAGGATTGGCAAACAATCCAACCGCATAATCAAACAAACCAGTTAGTTTGTCTTTAATAGATTGAATATTAGTTTTTTCAAAGAAAGCCAATGCTTTATCTCTGATTTTAAGAAATGCTCCTGTGATACCTTTTAAAGAAGGTCCTGTAATACCTTGAATTAATGAACCTAAATCAAAGTTCTTAATTGCTGATTGTACTTGCTTTACAACAGAATCAAACATACCAACAAGTTTATCTTTAATAGCTTCAATTAATGCTTTTACTTTAATCTTTTCAAACAATGCCTCTAATGGATTTTCAATGTTTTTAAGTTTTGATAAAAATGATAAAGCATCATTAAGAAGGTTACCTACTTGACCGATCTTATCAAAGAATGAATTAATAGCACCAAAGACGTTTGGCAATGTGCCACACAACCCACCAGCAATTGCTAATGAAAAACCACCAGCAAAGAAACCGTCAAGTTGATCTAAAAGACTTGCATAATCATTTGCAGTTGCAACACCAAAACTAAATGGTGTATAGCCTTGACTTTCAAGGAAAGATGCAAATTCAATATCAGTTATTGGACTTTTTTCTAACCGTGGGCCGAGGTATTTAAATTTCGGCAATTCTTTAACAATGTAATCTTCTTTAATAAATGTATTATTAAAATTGTTAAGTTGCGTATATAATTGTTCACCGTATTTTTCAACAGCCTTTGCAACAACATTAATAGGTTTACTAGTAGAATTAAAACCAGCAATATCAAATGCCATTTTATTAATTGCTTGTTTAGTATAATTACCTTTACTATCAACAAACAATTCTACTGATGGTGAAGTTCCACCTGGCGTTAAAACGGTTGAAGCTTTTAGAGCCGATGGAATAAACGGATCTGGATCTTTACAAGCTGTCACAACTATTCTCCTTAAGTTTCATTATGCTGGTTCCCCATCATCTGATTGAAAAATTGAAGCGGGTGTACGCATTCCATATTGATTTGCTGCAGTTGCTTTAACGGAAGTTGATTTCTG